CCAGCTCGGCGATGCGGGCGCGGAGGGAGTCGTGCTCGTCCTTGGCTGCGATCGCCATCTCGCGGATGGTCGGCGCGTGCATCTCGATACAGACCATCCCATCTTCGTCAACGCAGTGATGGACGAGTATGGCAGCCAGTGGGATCACGCTCATTTGCTCCTCCTCATGTCCGCCAGCGCGCGAGTGAGATCCAGCGAGGCGCGACGGATGGCGCCTGTGTGGCGTGGGTGGTGGTACAGCTCGTCACGCTTGCTCTCCTTGATGGCGGTATCGAGTTCACGGACACGTTCCTGAAAGCGGCGTATCTCGACGCCAACGAGTGCGATGTCTTGGCGAGTCATTTCTCCTCCGCTCGTTTGATGGCAGCGCGGGCGGCTTCCCACGCGGCAACGTGTCTCTTGAGTACCGGGACGAACGGGACCGTGCTGCCCTCTCCCACGGCTGCGGTCATCTCGGCGTGCGCGTCGGTCAGTTCCTTCAGCGCCGCGAGTAGTTCCGCGTTGATCTCGGCGTTCTGCTTCATCAGCCGTTCGTTGTCCGAGCAGTACTCGCCACGGCGGCAAAGCGGGCACCACGTGACTTGGGACGGGCCGGTCATTTCGGCTCCTGCAGAACGGCGAGCCAGGGCTTCTCGTTCTCCGCATTCAAACGTGCCGCTGCTGCCGCTTCAATTGTGTCGAACATTCCGAGGTGGACCTTCTTCTTGCCCACCGTTACCCACGCCTCCCACCTCCCTCGATTTCTGTTGAACGACACGCCGATCATTCCGTACTTATTATTTGCCCTGCTCCGTATGCCAATTGGCGTGACGTCATATGGAAGTCGGTCACCTTCGCGCCCATAGATTTTCTCTGCGTAGAGCCCTGCGGACGCCGCCTCCGGAATACTCTCAAAAAGCCCTAGACTGATGGCTCGGCCGTTAACGCGAATTCGCGCATTCCATTTTCCGGTCTGGCGATGAAACGTGACCCCACGAACACCACTGACACCCGGGCGGCAGTTCTGTGCATTGAACCACCCGGCGACGATCCGTAGGTTCTCCCTCCGGTTGTCTAGCCGGTTTCTGTTGATGTGGTCCACCTCCATGCCGACAGGGACATCCATGATCGCCCTGTGCATGAAGACGCGCACGAGTTTTCCACCCACAACGTGTCGCCGAGCGGCGTAGCCATCGTGAAGCGACCACTGCCAGGCCGATAGTCGGCGGGCGTCCTCCGTATCGAGGACAGAGATGTCACCTGAAAGTAGGACGATTTCTGCGGTAGGATGGGAATCAGCCATGGCGTGCCCTCCAACGGCGTGCCTGTGGTTAGGCCCCCGTGGAGTGTTACCAGCACTTTCGGGGGTCGCTCTAATTGTAGCACCGGGCCGGTTCATTGTCCTTCCCGGAGAACGTGTAGATACGCTGCTGCGAGGGCTTCGACGAGAGAGGTCGCTCTCGATCGGTGGAAGTCGTTTGGGTTGAAGGCGGTCACCTTCCACGTACCGGGTGACGGTTGCAGGATGGACGAGAGCCGGTCTCCCAGCGCTTCGATGATCTCGTCGGCGCGGAAGGCGCGGACGAACCACTCTGGGCTGGTATAGCGGTCGATTTCGACCGTGTCACTCCGGAGTCTCCATCCCGGGCGCGCGGGTGTATCCGCCCAATACGCACCGTCCGTAACACCCGAAAAACTAGGGACGCACCCGCTAATCGTCACCGCCCCTGTCGCAACAGAGTGGGCAAGGCGTGTCTGCCCCGCGTCCTTGCGTAGGCGCAACTCCTGCGGTGCCCCCGCGTCTCGGAGTGCGATCGAGGTTTCGTAGGAGGTGTAGAGGTCAGTCATGGCGCCCTCCGATCGGTGCGTCCTCGTCCCATGGGTCGATGACTCCGGCTGCGTGGGCCGCGAACTTGGGGAGCATCGCGGTCACCTTGGTTCTCTTTCTGCGTTTTGGCCGAGGCGGCTTCGAGGGTCCGAGAAGCTCACCCTTCGGGCCCGGCTTCTTCTTTTCCCGGTAGATTTGTTTGGTAGGCAGGTCAAGGAAGGCCGCCAAGTGTCGGAGGTAGTAGTTCTTGACGGCTTCCGGCGTCCGGCCAATTAGCTTTCCCACCTTCTGCCACTTCTTCCCGTTGGCTTTCAGCGCCTCGGTGAGTTCTTCGACCTTCTCCGGGGGCCAGGGGGAGCCCCTGCCGTTCAGGTAGTAGCAGACGGTCGAGTAGGCTCGACCGATCCGTTCGGCGATGACCTTTCGTTGGATACCTCGCTCGAACATCTCCTTGATGAGCTTGATCTCGTACGGGTTGATGTTCCCGTTTGGCGGGTGCTGCATCTCTCCTTCTCCTTCTCGCCGGAAACCCCGGCGGAAGGGACGCTACCGCCGCCATCATCGTTTCGTCAACAAAAAAGTGATACTCGGTGCTCTTTTTCGGAGGGAGATAATAAGGACGTGGCGAAAGAAGAAACAACGAATCCGATCACCGAAGCAATGAAACTTGTGGTAAGGGTCCGGCGGACACCCGGGCAGACCGAGGAGCAGTTCCTCGAAGCGCACCACAAGTTAGTGGGCAAGGACTACACGATCGCGGATGAACTCGCTGCGAAGCTAGTTCTCCGGGCCCTGTCCGATGGCTCATCTGGTACGGCAAGCATCAAGGAACTTATGGACCGCACCGAGGGGCCGGTCATCCGAAAGCCCGAGGAGAAGAAGACTCAGGCCTATGTGATAGCGGTCCCACTCCCGGCGATCGAGGACGAGGGCCTGAGTCAACGTGAGCGTTGGGAGAAGATCCTGGAGTCCCAGGGGATCAAGAAAGACCCGAAACGTGAGCAAAAGTAGCACTCTGATCGCTTGGGAACCACAACCAGGCCCGCAAACTGCTGCCGTAAATTGCGAAGTTGTTGATCTTTTATACGGTGGAGCACGCGGGGGCGGGAAAACTCAATTTCTCCTTGGTGACATGGCCATCAAGGCTGGGCAGTACGGGGAGGCCTTTCGAGGGCTCTTCCTGCGCCGGACACTGACCGAGATGTCGGAGATCCATCGTTACGCGCAGGACATCTACCGGAAGCTGGAGTGGACGTGGGCTGAGTCCAAGGAGACGTGGACGGCGCCGAACGGGGCCACGGTGCGCCTGACATACATAGAGGACGACAAGGACGCCGAACGCTACCAAGGCCATGCCTACTGTGTCGAAGTAGGAACCCCGGTTCTGATGGCGGACGGTTCGTGGAAGCCGATCGAAGCTATCAAAACCGGGGATATGGTTGAGACCCTTGAGGGGCCGAAGCCAGTCGACGCTACTATTGATCCGTACGCCGCTCCTTGTATCGAGATCCGAGTTTCGGTCCCGGGGGTCGGCGAAGTCGCTCGCCAAGTTCAGCCGGTATGGCACCACGTTTTATCCAGCGTCGAACACTCTGGCGAACCGTCTCCTCGTGACACCCCAATTCCTCAGCGATGCTTTGAACCGTCCGGGAGTGGTTCCCAAGAAGCTGGAGGACAAGTTCACGTTTCTCGGCAAGAACATCCGGGCTGGATCTCTTGGTTAGAAGCCACGGGTACTTGTTCCGGAGCGTGTTGTGATTTACCCCGAGAAAAAGGGCTGCCTCTAGGGTGGTCCGCCCCTGTAGTGCTTCACGAACCTTCTCTTCGGTCAGGGCCACTACTTCCAGAGAAAGATTCCTGGGTATCCACCGGATTTGATGGCGACGACAAATGCTCGCCACCGTTATCGGACTCAACCCAAGTGATGCGATTGAAATACTCGGGTCCTCAGCGGCAAGACGAACTGTCTCGATCGTCTCTGGATCATTCCACTTTCGTGGCCGGGTCTTCCCGTGGTGTCTCTGATGCTCGCCGAGGAGCATCAGTTGGAGGTTCTCCAGTCGGTTGTCGGCACGGTCATGGTTCAGGTGATGGACGACCTCCTCTTCAGTCAGGAACCTATGGAGATGCTCCTCCATTACGAGTCGATGCTGGAGGACAAACCCACGCCGGCTTGCGCGCGGATGGGACTGGCACGATTCAAGAACGTATCCAGCCGGGCCCTTCATCGTGGACGCACTTTTATACCGGCGAGGTTCGAGGTCTACAGGTAGACCTCGTTCGCGGTTCGATCTCGATGGCATACGTTGGCCTCCGTTTCGTTGCGGACATAAATGTCCGCGATGTCAACCACTATATAACTCGGGGCGGAATAATCAACCGAAATACCTACATTGCCGTTGACGAGGCCGGAAACTTCCCCAGCATGGCTCCCTTGGACAAGCTCTTCGGGGCGCTTCGGAGCGCGGAAGGCATCCCGGTCTACCGGAGAATGTCAGCAAATCCTGGCGGGCCGGGCCATGGACACATTTTTGAGCGGTACATCCGCCACGGGGCGTGGAACATCAGAAACTGGCAGCCTCAGCCGAAGCTCGCTCCGAACGTCTGGGTCTCCTCGGTCTTCATCCCGGCGAAGCTCGAAGACAACAAGATCCTGATGGACAACGACCCGATGTATGACGCCAGACTCGCCATGGTTGGCGACGAGACGCTGTACCGGGCCTGGCGCGAGGGAGACTGGACGGTCCTGGCCGGCGTCTACTTCAGCAACTTTGACGAGCGGAATCACTTTGACTGCCCGGAGATCAAGCCGTGGTGGCCAAGGTATCTCGCGGGGGACTGGGGCTTCTCTTCTTGGTCAGCCTTCCACTGGGGGGCCTGGGACGGTGAGCGTCTCTGGGTCTACCGGGAGATGAGCGTCCGGGGGATGGACCCGCAGGCCTTGGGTGAACGGCTCGTTGAGGTGAACAACGGCGACAAGGTCGAGCGGTTTTTCTTCAGCCACGATGCCTTCTCGAAGCGGACCAGTGAAAGGTCGATGGCTCAAGAGATCGCCGACGTGTTCATCCGGCGCGAGGCGTCCATTCCGATGCCCGAGCCAGCAGACTTCAACCGTGTGGCTGGCTGGCAGCTTGTCTTCCAGGGGTTCAGAACGAAGTCACTCATCATCTCGCCGACGAACTGCATGCGGCTCATGGCGACGATTCCGATGCTGGTTCGCGACCCGAAGCGTCCAGAGGACGTGCTCAAGGGGAATGATGACCACTGGGCGGACTCGCTCAGGTACCTTTGCGCCAGCCGGTTGCGCGCAGATGTAACGGTTCCGAGGGATATCCTTCAGGCGAACTTTGTTGACGAGGTCGAAGATATGAACGTCAAAGCTATGCGTGCTAGACTTATTGAGGCGAAGGGTGACGACCTCGCTCCTGTTCGCTTAATCGGAGGGCACCGTGGACGTGGCGGTTATCGCTAAGAAGAACCCCTACCGGAACGAAAAGAATCGCCTGAAGGGCGATGATCCCACCGAGGACAGCGAGGACAGCCTCATGGAGGCCCTTGCCGGTGAAGAGGAATCCAGCGACGAACTGACCCCCGAGGAAATGCTCGGCGAGGAAGCAAGTTCGGATGAATCTCCCGAAGACGTGGACCCCAAGCTCTGGGCGAAGGCTCAGGCGCAGGCGGAGTCCGAGGGGCTTGGCACCAACGAAAAGTACATCAAGTTTCTGTACACAGAACTGCAAGAAGAGGAGACCGGTGTCGATCTCGATGGCGATGGCGAGGCCGGTGAATCTGGAGCGCACAAGGAGTCTGTTCTGGGGGCGGAGGCGCCCTCGGAAGAGAAGCCAAAGAAGAGCAAGTCGTTCTTCTCTCTCATGGGGTACGGAAAGAAATGAAGGCAAGGCCGAGTCGGGGTAGTAGTTCCCGTCCGCCGCCGCCGGTCTTGAAGAGCGAGACCGTCGAGATCGTTGTGGATGCAGGGATGCTCGATGCGTGGATCATCGGGTTGAAGAAAAAGTTGTTCGTCAACAACGAGGCTGCTGCCAGGGAACTCGGCGTTCTCGACGTGATCAACCGGATCGGCATCGCCGAACTAGAAGAAAAACTCAAGACTCGCCAGCGCGAGTCTTTGCTCTTTGAGGTAAAGACAAATG